ACATCCAATGGAATATAATAAAGAATATACGAGTTATACACAAGACCCTCAATTCAAACGAACTTTATGTAAAACATTAGACCCAAACACATTCCACAATTCGACACGATATTATTTAAAAAAAGAAACATAATGTATGTATCATAATTATATTTCAAGAAAAATTACGAAAAAAATGGAACACAACAAGGCTTCTTTTAGTGAACATAAAGATACATTGACCAAAATTGTAGACCAAATGGTACAAGATAATGCAAGCACTACGTTTGCGGACTATTATATTTATAAAGATTTGTTTGATTCTTTTACACATCAATTGGTTCACTTGGAACAACGTATTCACGAAGAAAAACCAAAAATAAATGTAGATGTGTCTCAATGCTTTGTAGAAGAATATAAGATAATGTTTATGAAAGAAAAACAAAAACAAAAACCTATTTTGGATTTATTAAAAAAATAGAAATAATATATATGAAAAAAACATTTAAGTATTTAAAATGTCATCCGAAATATAAAAGTATAAAGTCGTGTATCGATGACAAGTTAATATTAAAAATGAGACATACATGGAACAAGCGCCACCCGGATAAAAAAATTCATTCTAAACATATAAAGACCATAGAGACAAAATTAAAACATTATTTGAGTATATGTAAAGACCAAAAATGTTTATTGAATCGTACTTTGAAAAAGAAAATGAATTTATTTGCTCCTTATAGTCCCCCACAATGGAAAAAAGGAAAATCTATTTGGTTGGATAGCTTAGATATTATGAGAGTTATGAAACAATACGAAGAAACGTATCCTAATTTTGAGTTTATTGGACCTTCGCCCATAGATTTCGATACGAAAGTAAATATAAGTGAATGTGTGTGGCCGGAACTATGTTATTTTAGTATGAAAAAGAAAATGATGAAAAATATAAATAAAATAGGCATCATTTTCAATACTGACCCGCATTACGATGAAGGTTCGCATTGGGTCTGTATGTTTATCGATTTAGATAAAAACTATATTTTTTATTTTGATTCAAACGGTCACGCGCCTTGCGAAAAAATAAATATTTTTATAGATAGACTATTATCACAATGTAAAGAAATAAATAAATCTATGAATGTATATAATAATAAAAACACAAAACACCAATATGCTGACGGGGAATGCGGAATGTATGCGTTATATACGATTATTACATTATTGGAAAAAAAACATAATGTTTCTTATTTTAAGAATAAAAAAATACCTGATAAAAAAATGAATGATTACAGAAAGATATTTTTTAACGAGATATAATATAAAAAAAAGAACATAATGCTTATAATGAAAGAAGCCTTATGGAACGAATGTTTAAAAAATAATATATTCGAAGGATTTAGTGAATCTGAACTGCCCAATATTCAATCGGTCTTTGAAGAAACATATGAAGAAAATAGAGACATCCAACCAGCAGACTTTATGTATGTATTGAGTCAAAAACTGAAACAACAAAAAAAATTTGAATACAAAGATTTAATTCCTGAAAATAAACCTTCTATCATCGATTTTAGCGACAAATCGGAAGAAGAACCCATTGTGGATATAGATCGCCTTATCAGTGAAAAAGAAAAAGAAAGAGAAATATTATACAAAACAAATGAAACGTCAACGACCAATATTCCTTCAAATCAAGTAGTACCCCAACACGTAGAATCGCATAGTGTTCCCAATGTCGCGGTCGACCACGAACAACATTATAAATATCAAAATAAGATTTTAGAACAAATACTAGAATCCCAAATTAAAATATTAAAATATTTACAAAAAAAATAACATATATGTATAATGAAAAATAAAATACATAATTTATTATTTATAGGATTCTTATGCGTATTATTGTATAGTGTTTTATTTTATTTTACAAAAGAAGGATTTTCAGAAAGTGATAGTTATGGACAATGGGAATTATTGTTGAGACAAACGTATAATGATGAACACACCATTAGTCCATTTGAAGGTTTAACCACCGCCATAAATGCGGACGCTTTATATGATTCGTATGGCAAAATTACAAGTCCAAATTATTACAACTCTAAATTATTGTCAAATTATGATTTTAGCGATAAATATATTTTTAAACTAAATATGTATGAAAAATCAGAAAAAGAACTAACTGATGGTAGTGGATTGACCTGGTCGCAAGGATTTGATAATGATGGTAAAGCCACAAATGTAACCATTACAACTGACCCACCTCTGACTTTTTTGGGATTAGATAAAAACGTAGATGATGATAGTTATATTTTCAAACAAAACAACACAAACGACAATAATGATACTTATGTATTAGGGGCATCTAAAACATATTTGGATAATATATCTACCACAACATCCGGAGAGTCAATCATTCCTGGCGCAGATGCGACCAGTACTGTAGAAAAAACAGAATTATATTTATGGAACCCTCGTCCAAAAAATAAAAATACATTTAATGGAAATTATGATGATTTAACGATACAAAAAGTAGATATGAACGAAACGGAACATACTTATTTTTGGAATCAAAGCGAAGGAAATGCTGGCACAATAGATGAAGATGATTTACGTTATTCATATTGTTTTGGCAAATTAAAATGCAATGATAATATTTATGACCCAATAAAAAACGAGAATGATACTTATAAACCATATTGTAACTCCGATTCAATCAATAATCCAGTATATTGTGAAGGTTCGATTTTATATAATACTAGTTCCGAATCTTTAAAAAACGTACCTATGGATGATTTAGAATACGATATAATGGGAAAATATGCTTCTTACGATGATATAGAAACACAAGGAAAAAACTTTAATTTATTTAGAGGATTAACTACGCCTTATCCGAAAGATTATGTGGACCCAGAAATAAGCGGGAATGATGTCATTATAACGGAAAATGAAGTTGAAACAAAAATAAACATATGTGATTTTCTAGACAATCAGAATTTAGACAATGGAACCAATATCCAAGAAGAATGTAAAGAAAAAAGAAAATCCAAAAAAGACACACAAGAGATAACAATAGGCAAAAAATGTATTGCGGATTATGGAGATATGATAAATTCTAAATACGCCGACTATGTTTGCAAAGAAGGCGAAACTTGTATTGGGTATAAATGCGGCTCTCAATATGGTAATTGTAAGGCAACATTATTATAGTGTATTAATATAATGAAAAAAATAATTTTTTTATTATGTATTTTTGTTTTGTTGAGTTTATGGGTATATAAAGAACCAATGTATAGTGATTTAAACGAAAAATCCATTGAGGTTGAATATCCTAAGAAAATAGACCGTTATAGTTGCGAAGACAAAACATACCAATATTGTTACAATGGAAATATAAACAAAAAGGATATTTTTGGAAATAAAGTGGATTTTGTTGGCGTAGACTATAGCAGCGGAAAAAGTTATAGTTATTCGCAAGGTCCAAGAGTTTATTTAAGTGATTTTAATACAACGGAACTAAAAGGATCTAGTAAAACACGCGAAGTTTATTATGATCCTTATAAAACGTGTAATCCAAATTATCCTTGGCGTTTGGATTTAAGTTCAAATAAAACCATAAACAATGAATGCTCTTCCCCACAAGATATTGAAAACTATAATATGTGTTTGAATTATGAAAAACTATGTCCTTTTGAAGATATTGAAATAAAACAAGATACACAATATATTCCATATGATTGTTCCGATAAAGAAAATGTAATAAAATCATTGGAAGGACTAGATGTTACATTTGTAAAAAATACAACCGAAGTAGGCTCTTATAGAGATACTAGAAATAGAGCTTTACCAGTATACAAAGGAAGAAAAAACGCAAAAGGAGAAATATATGATTCAGAAAAATGTAGTGAAGAATGTAGCGAATATAATTATTATGCTTTACAACACGGAAATTATGGAAATCCGCAATGTTTTTGTGGTAATTCACTTGAACAAGCAACACAATATGGTGCTAAAAAATGTCCAAAGACTGGCGGTGGATGGTGTAATTATATTTACAAAAATATTTGTGGATTTGAAACCACTGATGATAAAGAATATTCCAATACATGTGAAAAAAACGGCGACAAATGGGTTGTAAAAAATATGGAACCAATCGAAGAAAAATGTAAAGAAAGAAATTGTTCTACGTCTTATTATAATACACCCAACGGTGACGTATCCAATTGTTTTTTATATGAAGCAGAAGCCAGTTACGAATATGATGATTTTTACAAAGGAACATCAAAATACCCATATGATACACCGCCAAGTAATCCTCTTTTATCATCTTATAAAAATATTACTTCTGAAACAGGAATAATAGATGGAGACAAAGTAAAAATACGAGGTTCTGAAGTAACGTATTCTGTACCTGTTTGTGACGAAGAAAATCCTTTTTACGCAAATAATGAATGTAGACCTGAAAATACTACTGAAGTAGATATTTCATGTAGTGAGGCAAAACCATATCTCGTGAATGGAATATGCGTCGACCCCGATACTGCTTTGTCGGTAGTAACCGATGGGTGTAATGAAAAAACTCCTTATAAAAAAGAAAATGCATGTTATGCGACCCCAGAAGAAACACTAGGTCAAACATATACATTTGGTCATAGTTCGGGTAATAATTGTTATGTAAAAGAATTAGACTATGGTATATCTTGTGAAAATATCTTTAGTGTTCGAGACAAAGATAATTCCATGTTATATAATCCAATTACAAACAAATTTGTAGGGGATTTGAATCCTGGAGATTATGCGTATGTTGATTGTAGTGGTGGTAAAATGACCAAATGTATGAAAGAATTTCCTTTTGAAAAAAATGATAAAAATGAATATGTATTGCCACTTAAACCAAGAAATAGTATAAATAGAGACAAAATACCTACTTATGACCCGCCACCCAAATATGTAGAGCCTGAGTTTTCAAAATATATTAATCCATATAATTCAGATATACAACATAGTTTATTTATTCAATGTAAAGAAGATTATTCTACCCATTCACAAGAATCCAATATGTGTCCACAGCAACTACCACTATGCGAGGGGTATGTAAAAGATACACAATTTGGTTTATGTAAAGAAGACAAAAAAATGGAACAAACACTATCGTCTTACACAAAAAATGTTATTTCTTGTGAAAATAATTATGATTCAAAAGATATATTAAAAAATATGTGTCCATATAATTTTCCTTATTGTGAAAACAATGAATGTAAACAAAGTAGTTTATACAATTTGGTTGCCCTGTAATATACCTATGTCTTTTAATTTACCATTTTCTTCTATATATACTTTATTTGGTTTCTTTCTAGTGTCGACTTTTACTTTCGTCAATATTCCATTGTATAACAATTCTTGGTCCACAAATTGGTCGTCTTTTACTTTTTGTTGGATAGGTTCTTTTTTATAGTCTAATGCATAAGAAAACTTCTCTTTGTTTTTATTGGATGGAAACTTAAAGCATTTATTTGTTTTAGAAGGCATACAATCGATAGCACTTTCTTTCAATGTATTTAAAAATGATTCTGACAATACTTTCTTTTCTTCCATAATTTTAAGTAAAAATTCATCGGTCGACATTTCCTTTTTAGTCAATTCTTCTTTCATAGAACTAATATACAAATATACTTGAACGTTTTGTTCTTCTAAAGGCAACCGATTATGACTACATATACGTCTTGCCCGCCCTATAACTTGTTCCAATCGTACATTATGCCAATAGGGTTCGGTAATATGGACATAACGCACATTTTGTAAATCAATGCCTTCTGCCCCAGACGAAGTAATCATCAATAAATTAATAAGAGACCCATGTAAATTGTCCAAATCGTCATTTTTATATACATCTTTTAATCGTGCGTTCATCGTATTGGACAATTTGGTCAAATCGCTATTATATATATTTCTTACAATTTCTTTTACTTCTTTTTCTTCGGTCCCTGTATACAACGCAAATACTCGTGTTTCTTTGTATGAATCTTCCGAATAAATACCTTCTAATTTTAAGTCGTAGTTTCCGGCTGCGTTTTTAAACACCACCAATTCTCTGAATCCTTGATATTTTAATAATTGGCGCATCATTTCTATACCTTCAATTCTTCTAAAACTACTATATAACAATTGACAGGTGTTTACATCTTTTATAATATTTTCCAAAATAGAATGGAATTTTGGACTATATTTAATCAAGCCCATTTCGGGGTCATCGTTTGGTTTTTCAAATGGTTTGGATACAAAAAAACGAAGATTATTAAATAAAAGAGTATTACGATTCGTTCTTACAGATTTCATAAAGTTTTTAATACTTGTATCATAATTTTCATTTTCTTGTATAGCGTCACCGTCTTCTTCTATTCCATCGGCTTGTTTCAAACGTTGGGTAACTTCAATATAGTCGAAATCTGCTTCCGTTTTTACTTTATTCGATTCTGGAAATGGTCGCTTTATATCTTCGTCAAATACGAAATTACATGCTGCGCGCGTAAATACTTTATAACTACCATCTTTTTTCTGGTCGCTCTTTTTACTTGAACTTTCACGTTTTTTGTATAGTTCGTATTCTTTTCTTTGATGTGAACTCATTGGAATCTTTTCTGTAATCATAGGTTCTAGTCGAGGCATAAGAGACGTTTTGTCTCCTAAATAAGAAATCAATCCGGATATTCTTGTTTGGAAAAATTCTTTATTATTTATCACTCTTAGATTGTCTTGTTTTTTTACAAACAATCCATTGAACTCTTTTTCTTCATCTGGTACTCGTTTATATTTATGTACATTAATTTGTTTAATAGGTACGTTGATAGTATTTCTTATTAGTTCTTCAAAGTTTGTCTCATTATATAATGGCATATCTTCATATTGAACTTCTTTGTTGAGTGTAGTTATAAATCCATATGGATTCCGTACAATATAAAGACGGTCAAATTTATAATCAATCATATTATATTTGCTTAATGGTTTTAATTTTTCTTTGAGTATACTTGTTTCATATTTTTTCATCAATATAACTTCATATTCAGTGGTATACCCAGACACTAAATTAATCATAATTCCCAGTTCAGACGGTGCGTTTATATAAGGAGTTCCTGACAATAAAACCACTTTACAATTTTGTGCGTCCATAATGTTTTCGTACATGTCGGTAGATACAGACGTCTTGTTGGTCATTTTTTTATTGTTGACTCTACTTATAAAATTATGAGCTTCGTCAATCACCACGACGCTATTATGAAAAGGGTTTGTTTTATTTGCGGATTTTAATTTTTCCCACGATTTTTTATTTAAACCATTGTAATTTATAAAATTATATTTCATAGATATTAATATTCGGATTAATTCTTTTATTTGTTGTTTTTCTTCATTGTTTAACATCTCATAATTCGGTTCAGTATCATCGTCATGAATCAACCATACGTAATTATTGTATTTTGTCATATACTTTTCTAATAGTTCTTTATCGTTATCTAAAAATAAATATTGTTTGAATAATTGATATACGACATCGCTATTGCTTTTTACCTTTTTCCAATGATGTTTGGTTGTAAATAATTTGTCTCCACAAAAAGACATTTGCGTTCTATAGTTTTCTTGAAGCGATGCTGGTGTCATTATATATATTTTTTTATCGTGTTTCATTCCTTCTAAAATCCCAATGGAACTACACGTTTTACCAGACCCAAGACCGTGATATAATAATAACCCCCTGTAAGGAGTATAACTATTCAAATACGTTTGAACTATTTTTTGATGTTTTAACATAATAAAATCAGACGATTTATCACAACTATCTTCACCATCTTCTTCTTTGTATAAATCTTCTAATAAAGAATGTACGGAATCCATAAAACCATATTGCCGGTCTAAATAAAAATCTTTCTTTTCTATGGTCATTATATTTGGATTATAGAAATCGTAGTCTTTCAATAATTCATTGTCTACGTCTACAAACAATGGCGCAGGTTTCAATGATTTTACAACACGCTCTTTTATAATACTTTTCTTTTTTTCTCTAACTTCAGGTTCATTCAATAAGATGCTATCGCCCAATAATATAGGCTTATTTGCGTAAAAAGACGTCAATGTATTTAAAAATAAATTATAACGCGGATTTAACACACGAATAAAATCATTGATTTTGCCGATTTCAGGATTCTTATAAGCAAGCTCTGTTGATACAATTTTGTTCATATTATTATATTACTATTTTTTATTAATTCATTTACACATTTAATCACATATAATTTTTCTATGTTATACGGTCGAATGAACAAGACACATTCGTCGTAAGTACACCATTTCATATTGCCTATTTCGCTTTTTTGAAATTTCGCACGATATAGTGTAAACGGCATAAATCCAAGATAATATTTATGCTTATACGATTTTAAATTAGATCCTGTGAATACTTCTTCAAACGGCACCAAATTATGCATCAAGACGATATGTTGTTTAAGATAACCGGTTTCTTCGCTAAATTCCCTTAAGGCACACTCGACGTCTTTTTCTTTGTAATTTCGTCGTCCTTTTGGAAACCCCCATTCCGGTAACACCCACCCCGATTTTCGAAACAAATAGGCTTTATGTTTTAATACAAACAGCATTTTCTCTTTATGTCTAAGGTCAAATGGTATATTCTTTTCGTTCCATAATTTAGTCCATAAGGTTTCGTAATTATGGTTTAAAATTTGGTCGATTTCATAATCCGTCATTTCTTGGATAATATTTTTTAAATGATACTCGTTGTATTCGTTGTATTTACCCCGCAAAAAATCTACATACCCTAATGAATCTTTTCGCTGTATTAATAAATATTCGACGACGCCTTGACGTATCCGATAACATATGACGCCCAAGCTTGTGATGGGTCGCTTACAATTATAAAATAAATGTCCATAATTTTCGCAATTGTTGCATAAAGGTTTAGGTTTACCTATCATAATTCTTATTATATTTTATTATTTATATGATTACTATAAATATAGATATCGTGTTCCAATATTTATATTTTATTACGCGTCAATACCAGCCCAGCGTCCCCAATAAAAAGAAAATAAAACAACTGATAGAATGTATGCCCTATTTTTTGCCCACCCACAAAGACCAACAATTATTTTTTGAATTGTTTCAGCAAAATTCGATCGCCAATTACGACACAAATGACGCGATGGTTATATATGGGTATATCATTTACGAAGAGTATCACAAGCGTAAACAATTGCCTTATTTAGATCGTCATCATTATATTCTACATTACGACCATATCATGTTTCCAACGAAAGAGCCTTCTTATTTAATCTTTTGTATTGTAATAATTTGTCTCGCCTTTATATATGTCTATTAAGCTATGGATTATTTTTTTTACGGGATTGTGTATGTACGACTCCTATCATGAGCATTATTATTTTAAACGTTTAAAAACCTATCAAAAATATTATAAAATGGTGGGGATCGCGGTATTCGGGTTAGGTTTATACGCGATGATAAACAAGGGTGGGTATATGGATTCGGCATCTGTGTTGAATAATTTTATCAAAGTATTGCCTATCGATCGAGACACCAAAGACATGTTTACCCCGTTTATACCCAACGCGAGCGAACATAAAATGTCTACGTCGGGCACGTCTACGGGAACAAAAAGCAAGCGAAGCGTCAGCGAAACCAAAAAGAAATATGTCGCCTCGTTACAAAACTGGTTATGTGGCGATTGTCAGAAACAATTGCCGGCTTGGTTTGAAGTAGACCATACAACCCGTTTAGAACATGGTGGTACAAATGAAATCAGTAATTTAGTCGCCCTTTGCCGTGATTGCCACGGGAAAAAAACCTCGTTAGAAAATATGTCCTAATATATAATGATTGAAATTATACTGTTTTTTTTAGTCGGTTACGCTATAATACTACTAAATCCTTATAAAATAATGGACTATATATACGCTCCCATTATTTTGTTCTTTTGTATGGGCGGAATATATTTATTCTTTTCTACCAAGAGTACGATGGATCTGTTTGAATTTTCGAAACAAATACTTACATATCTCTCTATTTTTTTAATCTGGATTATTTTATTTTATGTAGCTCGCGCGGTTTTATTGTATTCGATGCGCCGTTCTTTCTTCCTGGTGTTCTTATTTTATATGGTCGTTACGGCAATTATATATAAGATGGGTGCATCGCCGGGCGCCGCGGACGTAAACGACCTTTTACAACTAACGCGATACTTGATTTTTTATATTCCTTGTTTGTTTGCCGATACGATTGAGTATTTTGTAGAAGACGCGAAAAAAACAAACCAAACCACCTATATTCTGGGATTTCTGCTCCTTTTACTGATAGTCTATTTTTTTTATCCGATTCGCCACACCGACGGTCGCTTGCTGATTGACGGTAAAACAAAATTAAATAAGAGCGTATTGAGCCTTAATTTAGAAGAGGTTCAACCCCTAGAAGGATTTAGGTCTCTCAGTGACAAAGATTTAGAACGAGATACATTACCTACGTTAGAACTTTCGCCCGACTTAGAATGGCTGAAAGATTTATATCTATCTTTGAAATATGATTTCTTTATGATTCCGAAAGACACAGACCAAGTGACCGGGAAACCTCTGTATACGTATCAATATGGTATGTCGTTTTGGTTGTATTTAGAATCCGAGGTGTTGGCGGAGACACGAGGCAAAGCCTTAATTATGAGTTTTGGTTCTAGACCTTCTATGTTTTACGATTACAACAGAAAACAACTCATTATAGAAGTAACGGATTATGTGGGGTCTGAATTCAAACAAACCCGCGTCTATTATTCGTCGAATATATTATTTCAAAAATGGAATCATATCGTTATGAATTACGTGAACGGACAATTTGACTTATTCATAAACAATGAATTGGTTGCCACACAGTCGAACATAAGCCCCTACATCAACGCAAC